TTTTTGAATTTATAGATTCAATTAAAATTTCAGATTTAGATTTTACATATAATGATTTGGCTAGAAAAGTATTCCCTAAGCACAGAGAATTATTTTTTAATTTATATAATTATTCGGTACCAGATCATTTTCACGAACAAGAATATAAATTAGCTGAAATGTTTGATTTGTATAAAAAAGAACAATTGCAAACTGCAGTTAATGAAGAAATGTTTGATTATGATTTATTGAGCAATAAAGAAAAAGCAATTTGTCTAAGTGCATTTATGGAAATGTATGCTTCTGAACGAAGAAGTAATATTGATTTAAACAGAGATAAATTTTCTGATCTTTCTTTTTTGTTAAGTGATTATATTGGAGAAGAACGTGCCGATACTATTCAAACAGAAATAAACAATAAACACAAAACAGAGGAGCTGATATTAGACCAATGGATTTATTAAAACATTTTGAAAAGTTTGATTTACTGCCAATGAGTTATAGTAAATTAAATTCATTCGCTAATTATCCCTGTCAGTTTATCATCAATAAACTTTATAAAGTTGATACAGGAAGCAATCCTGCGATGCGTGTCGGTCAGTTAGTAGAAGAAATGCTACATCTTAAATTACAGAAAGATGAATTAGCTGATGACGAAGAACTCTTTATAGAAATCTATAAAAAGAAATTAAAGAGTGAATTTGAAGATTATCACGACCAAGAAAATCTCAAAAAGTATCTAGGCTATATTCCTAAGATGTATAAGAACTGCGAACAGTTATTTGTTCAGCTAGGTAATTATCCGTTGTTAAGCTACCAAGAAAAGATTGAAACAAACATCTTGGGCGTTCCATTCATAGGATATACGGACTTTATTTTTGATTTAGACTCAGAACTTTGGGTTTATGATTTAAAGACTAAAGGAAGAATGGCTAAACCTAGCAACAGTGAATATCTGCAACAGTGGGTCTATAAAAAAGCACTAGAAGAAAAATATCAGAAACCAGTCCATACGCATTTATTTATTGTGACACCTGCCAAAGACCATTCTGAAGAATTACAATTTAATGATGATATTGAGGTTGAGATACACAACAAAGTTAAGGGAATGGCTACTATGTTGCAAAAATGCAACACTATTGAAGAAGTGGCCTTATTATATCAGCCAAATCTTGATTCTTGGGAGTGGAACGCACAAAACATACCGGCTAGAAAAGAAATATGGGGAATTTAGCGTTTTAAGGCGTTTACAGTGGTATTTTATATATTTAGGGGAGTATCTATTAGTATTCCCCTATTTATATGCTCTATGCTCTTAAAAAAGGTTTTTTGTGGTATCTTTTTAATGTAGGTACAGGCAGATTTAAGAATTACATGACCAGACCCTTTTTCGCCTCTTGATTTCATTGTAGAAACATAAAAAGCAAGGTTATCTTCTTTTTCTAAGAAACCGATAGCTTTACAAGGCTCTATTTCACAATCTTCGTTAAATTCTTCTTCAGTTTGCCATAAATTAGATGTTGAGCTGTGGTCTAAAAACTCTAGGTAAATTATAGTTTCAAAATTCTTTGCCATTGATATAATTACTCCAATTAACAAATATGGAGGCCAAATGAGTTAAGTTTATATTAGCGAATATCACTAGATCAAAAGCCAAGGCTATTTCGGTAACCTTGGCTTTTTTATTTTTAATCTAACAATTTTTGTTTTTGGCATCGCAGTTCGTTTCTTGCCTTTTTTACTTCCAATAATTTTTTTTGTATATAATTCCGAAATACTGTTAGAAGTTGTAATCATTAATGCATTAACCCATGAACAAACCAAACAACAATAATTATTGCAATTAGTTTATATAGATTACTCCATGTCCAATAAGGGTCTAATTCATCAAGTACCCAATTTACTTTTTCCATAATCCAGTCTTTCATTTACTTATACCTTTCTGTTTCTCGTAAGTTCTTAATCCTGCCATTCCTAACAATGCTAGTACCAATGGCATTAAAGCATCTAAATCTAAACTAGGTAGGGGTGCGGTTTCAATAGAAAAAAGTGCCAAGAAAAACATTGTGAATTGTTTGGCGACATATTCCCAAAAGATAGCAAATGCACAAGAGATACCAATTAATGGCCTCCATGATCTTTGCATAATACCAGAAATATCAGTCGCCGTTGACTTAGCATCAGCAAGGTTAATATCCATTTGTTTTGCATTGATTTCATTTTCTAATTCTTTAAGGCGTATTTTAATTTTACCTTTTTCTTCTTCGGATACATGAAATTCGTCTATGATATTTCCAACAGTTCCGACTAATCCGCCATTAAAAATTTTATCTAACATTAAACGTCCCTCATTTCATCAGCTAATCTTTTTGATCTATTCGGTAATTGTCTTGCCCATAAACTCGCTAACATTTCTTCACTAGCTTTAACATAATCATTATCAATTAGAGCTTGTTTAAGTCTTTTGAATTTCGATAAACGAGGTAAGCCAAGATTGAACGCCATATCCACAATTATTTCAAATGCTCTTTCATTAATTGAATTTTCATCAACAAATTTTCTTGCGTCATCTATTGCTTGATTAAGATCAGTGGTGAATATTTGCATGACTTCATATTCTTTTAAACTGCCACGCAATAAATACTGTTCATCTGGTAATTTTAAAAGATGACCAACACCAATGGTCCAATTACCAAGATGATCTTGATAAGCTCTGTATCTTAAACCTTCGCTTTCAATAATCTGTTTTTTTAATCGTTCAATATTCACTTCTTCCTCACTTTCTTAACCTTAGGTAATAGTTCGGTTAAAACTTTACTGACATCTTGCTGTAAAATATTTAAGTGGCCAATATGCATATCTATACTATTGCGTTCATTAACTTGATTTAATTCTTCGTTTGTCATTGTTAATCTTATTTGGTTGCCCACTTTGACTATTCTCATAAATAAATATTGTTATCCCAACTTCCGTTTTTCTTCAAGACCATAGGAACGATATAGGGAATACCATTTGTAATGACTCCACATGATAATATGGGTTTGGCAAGATTGACTTTCATATATGCCATAGCTAAAGATTTTTTATCGACTAAACAACCAACGGACATACCAAAATTTAAGTGAAAATCATTACCGACATATTTAATTTCGCTAGTCGTATGGTAATGGCCTTGAACACAAGACATCGCAGTTTGTTGAACTGACTTTGCAATATCTTTTGTCATTTGATGAGCAAATGCTATTTTGCCTTTATCAGATTCTAAAATTAATCTTTCCGTCCATTTCCATTTTTGAGAAACATTTAAAATTTCATTATAATCTTTAATAAACCATTTAGACATACCTTTGGCCATGGCTCTGCGTAAAACCATAGAGCCATGATTACTTTCTAATAACCACATACTGGGGAATATTTTTTCTAATTGATTACATAAAGATTGACCGGCAAGTAATTCATCTGCAGGACTAGGTAAGTCTGGATTGATCACATGACTCACATTAATACTATGCCAATCCATTTCATCACCAATATGCACGACACAATCTGGCTTGTAGTTTTTATTTAATTTTTCTAAAAAGCGAAAAGTATCTGGGTGATGATAGGGAAAGTGGGTATCGGATACGACTAATATTTTTTTATAAACTGTCATATTCAGTTGCGTCTACACAAGCAAATCTATATTTACGAATATCATATTCTTTTAATAAGAAATGTAATTCAGTTCCTTGCTTTTGGCAATCTTCTAAAGATGTATGCTTTTCATTAACAGAGATACATTGAGAATTGATACAGAAATATCCCACAAGGAATATTGCCTTGAACATTAAAGAATTAAATCTCTGAGTAAGATTAAAAGGTTAGAGAATACTAAGACACCAATAGTCCATAATACTTTGTCTATTCTGTCTATAGATTTCTCAATATGTTTGAGGTGGTTTGTTTTGATAATTTGAATATCTTTTTGAATTAAAGATACTTCTTTATCTAACTTCGTTATTTTCTCTGATTGTGTCGCCATTGAGGTTACTATCTAACTTAACTTGTGACTGTTTGTCAAATGTTTCTATTAGTTCCTTATCTTTCTTAATTTTCTCTTGATAATCAGCTAATTCTTTTTGCGTTTTAATCACATCATCAAAGGTCATCGTCATCATTTGCTTTCTAATCTCAGCATTTCTTTCGTGTGCTTTTTCTAATCTATCTAATAAGAACTGATTATGTGTTCTAACTTCTCTTAATTCTTTTTTTGCTTTTCTTAACTGACTTTCTACTTCTTTTAATGTTGCCATATTGCCTCCTTAATTTGTTCTCGCATCTGCATCTAATAGCCAAGATATTCGGTCTATTTGTTTCTGCATTTTATCATAATCTTTGTGCATTTCCATAATGCGTTGCATATCTCTTTCATTATTGGCTATTCTACTATCCATTTTAGATATAAACCAAACTAGCGATACGGATTGAATGACTATTGCCATAATAATACTGATTGTTTTGCTATCTATATTCATGTTTACCTCGCTGTGACTGGAATTGATGTTGATGAAACAAATGGATTTTCGGCAAATGCCATGTAGATGTATGTTGCACCTGAAGCATTAGACCCACTTCCTGAACCTCTTAATTTAAATCCATTACTTAATATATCCATTGGTCTAGAACTGTCATTCACACTTTCATTATTACTTAAATTCGCAAAAAGTAATTCATCAACAACATTGTAAGTATTTCTTTTAATATCATACATAATCCAATGTGCTGCTCCAGATTGTGAACTACTACTACACTTAACCATTACCCAAGCAGGTCTAAACCCTGTATAGACGAATGTTCCGTCTGTACTTCCATTCCCTGTATAACTGCCGAACTTGCTATATCCTTCTATTTCTGCAAAACAGTAGGCGACTGTTGCTTGACCACTTAAATTATTATTATATCCACCACCAATAACACCAAAGACTGTTGAATTAGGTGTAGATGTTCCCCAATAATTAGAAATTGTACTAGTAGCCGAAGTTTGTTCAAGTTGCATTGTTTTATCTTTACCCAAATCTTTATGGTAAATTTGCCAAGAACTTGAACTATCTCTTGATTTAGTAATGACCATAGCAACAGTGCTACCTAACCCATGTCCGACTGTACCTGCACTTCCTGTTCCTGTATAAGTGACTATAGAAAATCCTGCAGTCGTATTCGCTTGAACTGTTGAGGTAATACTTCCGTCTGTGTTAGATGATGTACTCCCTGCGTTTGCTTTCCAATTCCATGCTACATAATTTTTAGCATTTTTATTCGTAGCAGTTCTAGGGTTAGCACCAGACGTACCATCTTCTACTGTAAATCCATCAGTAGTTGCTACGGCAAAGCCGTTAGCATTAGCACCCTCCGCATTAGTTGTGAAACTTGTAAGAACTTTATCTTCTGCAAATCCTCTAGTGCTATCCCAAATTCCTCCTGTTGCAGGTGCTGTACCTGAGTCAGTTCTATTCTTAATCCAAAGCCAATCAGGTTTTAAATCAGAGTTACCAGAGTTGGTTATTTGTGTTCCATCAATATCATTACCTGTATATAAAGTTGTTTGAAAATATGCACTCCCATCATCAATCGTAGGGGATAATTCCGTTGCTAGGTTTTGAGTACATAGTGCTAGATAGCCACTAGGGGGTGCGTAGTAGAAATCACCATAGCCATTTCCGTCTGAATTGTTTTGTCTTGTTTTATTTCCTGCAAAAGAACTGTCTTGTCCGAAGTTGGCTTGAAAAGTTCTTGATGACGCACCACTACCATCTGACCCTGCAAAGAAATATGTATCTGGAGTTGAACTTACAGTTTGAGCAGGATTAGTTCCATTGACTGGGTCTTGGGAATTTTGAAATGTTCCATCAATAGAATAATAAATTTTTTTATTATCCATATCAAAAGCAACACCGATAACATCACCTGCACCAAATCCAGTTGCAGTGAAAGAAGTAGCACTACCACTATTATATAAATTAGATAATACAGGTGCATAAGAGTATTCAGTTGACCTATTTCCTAAATAACTTCCTGCTCTAATACCCTCAGAAACATCATCTGTAATTCCAAAAAATCCTGCACCACTCTCATCTCTAAATTCCATATACCACTTACCACTGGTAATACCTTGAGTTGCACCACTACCCCAAAATCCACCTGTTGAAGTAATACACTCTAAACTACCTTCTTGTAAGGCACTTCCCCCATTAGCTAAAGGATTTAAAGTAGCAAAGTTATTAGTCGGTGAATCTAGAACTTGGTCAGTAGATGCTAAATTCGTAGGAGTAAAGTTATTACCATTACCAGATTGGTCAGCACCTAAACTACCACTGTTTTCAAAATCTAAATAAAAACCATTCGTGCCATATGTTCCTGTGTATTCAATGGGTTTCCAGATACCACTATTAGCGTCAAATTCACCAAAGTCTGTAGGACTTAATGCTTGTCCGTCTATGAAATTGACTTCTGCAATATATCCGTCAACATATTTTGTTCCATCTGTGTATCTACCAATTTTATGTGAAACTGTGCTATTTACCCAAGTATCATAATTTTGTGGATAATCACCAAACACTTGATTAAATGTAATTTGATTTCCGTTTATATATAATTTAACCCTATTAGACGCAGTTCCTTGTGTCGTATCAACAGCAACAACAATATGATACCAAGCAGATACATCTCTAAATAAAGCATCAGTTGTATATCCATAATCTGTACCTGAAACAACTTGATATAATCTAATTTTTCCTTGCAAACCTTGGTTGTCTAAAAAAAATGCAAACCAATTATTCCCATCACTAAAAATATCTAAAAAAGCACCTCTGTTACTAGTTTCTCCACTAATTTTTGTCCAAAATGAATATGTCCAAGTTTTTCTATTACTTGCACCACTAGGTGTTCTGCTTAAATAAGGACTATCATCATCATTAAATCTGAGGGAGTTATCAATGCTATAACCTGCGACTGCACCATTCCCACCTAGAATAGGGAAAGTCATTTATAGTTCCTCTGGAAATTCAGCTAAAGGTCTTGTGATATTACCTTCGGCATCTTCAGTATATTCATATAATGCTTTGAGTTCATCAACAGTCGTACAAGCATTAATCTGTGTTTCCATTTCATTAGACTTTGCTCTTACATTTGCTCTATAAGTTGCAATATCTGTAGGTACAGAATAATCAGCTACTTCAGTTGCTTTGACTACATGCCAATCTGTAGGTGCTAATAGTCCACCTGCTTGTTGTTTAATGATTGAAATTTTTTGACCTTTAAGACCATATTGTTTGACATCACCCACTGCTTTGTCACTTGGGATTTCATCACCTTCTACAAATAAAACATCATCTAAAGGTTTAGGAGTAGCAGTACCATAACTGCCAATAACAGAACTGCCATCAAAAGAATAGCTAATATCCGTATTAATATAGTATGCTTCATCTTTTTTGTTGGTGTTATCCACCGATACCTCGTAGATGCCAATTTGTTCTCTCTCTCCATTTGACCATAAAGTAAATATTGATTTTGGATATTGATTATCACCAATAGTAATCCCTTTGTTAGAATTGACTATTTTAACGAATTGTCCGTTTTCTATTAATGCAAACATTAGCCGATATTTAAAGACCTTCCTACTTCTAATAAGTTAGTTCCGTCAGATTTAAAGATGATTATATCTTTAGCTGATGCAGTTGTTGTTAGTGTGGGTGCAGTTGCACCTGTAAACTTGTATGCTGAGTTGAATGTCAAAGTTCTGCTACCTGTTCCGTCTTGGATAATAGCAAGAGAGTAAAATGCACCTGCTTGTTGATTGGTGGGTGCGTTTAAAGTTCTATTTCCTGCAAGGGTGACTTTGGCTACTTGTTGAGTAGATAAGTTCCAATCAATCGTTGCTCCGTCAGTTAGTGTTTGCTCTGCAAAATATCCCTTCTTCGCAAATAAGATATTGCTATCAGATAAGGTTAAAACTGTTCCTGTTGCTGATGTAGATAATCCTGTGATTGATACGGAACTATCTAACCAATCTACTGTGTTCGCAGTATAATCAATAGTAGCTAGTGATATATTATCTGCTCCGTCATAGAATTTTAATGTGGGGTTAGTGGCGTTAGTCGTATCTAGCCAAATAGTACCTGCGACTGCTCCACTAGGTGTAGAACTTCCAGAATGTGTTGAATTAATTGCCGATAAGGCATTGTTTAAATCACTTCTAAAGGCAGGGAAACCTTGATTAGCGATGTTCATATCATGTTGTGCCATTTATTACCTTTTAATATCCTTTCGCAATATAGTCAAACGTTTTACTAATTGCAGTGCCACCACTGTTTTTA